CCCTTTTTAGTATTATATCTTCTTGCCTCTGTGTCATCGTGTGATGCCAAACTACCTCTAGAACCTCTTCTATTACCAAATGTTCTTTGGTTTCTTTCATTTTGTTTAGCATAATCAGATTTACCCTGATCTACCTTTGCCTCAATCATCTGACCTTCTGGTTCATAACTATTCATACTCAATCTATCCCTAGACTTGTATAAATTTGTTATTGTATTATCTGGATTGATTGGCTTGTTACCACTGAAAATTTTAGGATCTGGTATTCTTTTGAACGCTTCCTTACCTTTCTGTGTAAGTTTTATTTTGCTTATATTATCCTTACCAAGATACTTCTTGACTCTTCCATCTCTGAAAGGAACGTCACCATAAGCCTCCTTCTTCATTGCCATCTTAGTAGCAGTGGCATACATCACAGACTCACCGTCCTTACCATATCTCTTGGTAAATCCTTTCTTGTCCTTCTTCATACCCTTTACATACTTCTCCTTCTTATCCTTTTCAGCAGAAGTCATCTTTGCTTCATACATCTTATCTCCTTTTTTATAAGGTCCTTTTGACCATTTATTTACCCCTTTCAAATTTTGCTGCCTCATCATTCTCTTGATTTTTGCATAGTCCTCTACTGGATCTAAACCAAATTTCTTTGCGAAATCTGTGTATGCACTCTCAATCATGTCACCTTGTGGTTCATATTGATTGTTTTGCAAGAAATCAGTTACTGTTTTAGTTTTTAGGGCATTTCTAAGTGTGTTCTTGAGTGTTCCTTTCACATCAACCTTGCCTTTATCAAGATACTGATCTCTTGCACTACTCAATCCACCCTTCACAACATTCTGGATGTCTGTAGGCATCTCCTGAACGACCTGTCCTTGTGGTTCGTATGATTGTAGCATGGTTTTATAATCAACACCAGTTGCTTTTGTATCTGATGTTTTCTTTTTATCACCCTTACCTAAGTTGGGTAGACCTGTCAACCTATTTCTATTTGATTTTACATAGACATCACCCTCATTGATCTTCTTTGACCAATTGGATACCCTATCGCTTAGTGGTGCTGTATTAAAAAGTTTTTTTTTCTCGTCTATAATCATTGGTAACTCAGGTTCATAAGAACAATTCCAACGACGACGTGCTGCTTTACCACGAGGTCCTGTCCATGATCTAGAACGAGCACAGAATGACTTTCTTCTCTTTGCTGCCTTAGAACCTGGCTTGAGTTTTGATGGAGGTGTGGTTACAGCAGTCTTCAAGTTACCACCAGTACGTCTATTATACTTTGCAACACCTTGTGCTGTCATACCTGCACCACTCTCAGTGCTTCTCTTGTCACCAGATTTCTGTGACATACCCTTCATGTCTTCCTTGACAAGCATTCCGTCCTTGCCAACCTTCATACCATCAGGTATTGGTTTGCACTTCTGTTCATCATAACAATAGTATTCACCTTCACCGCAAGACTTTTTTGCTTCTAATTCAACCTCTTCTTTTTTAGTCTTTTTTACACAGTTAGGGTATCTCTTACCAAACATGGTCTTCATACCCTTCTTCTCATACCCCTTCCAGCATGCCTCGTCTACTTTCTTCTTCTCTTTCTTTTTCTTATCAAGATAGTCCTTGAAAGCACCACTTGCTTTTCCAGATCCTTTGGTTATACCATAAGCAGATCCTTCCTTCACCTCTTTCTTCTTACTTGCAACCTTATCATCTTCCATCTTCTTCACCTTGGCATCATGCATTGCCTTCATCTGAGCAGAGTTTGCTTCAGCAGTGACCTTACCACCTGGTGTATAGTTTGAACCTGGTCTTGAAGATCCAAAAACTCTACCTAATACTCTACCAACTTTATTATTCTTCATGAAGTTGGAACCTGCATCTAATACCTTCTTCACTTTTTGCTGTGTACCAGGAGGGAACAAATTGGTGTTTGGATCCCCTTCATATACTACATGATCCTCTAGTTCCTTAGGTATGAACTCAGATACTTTTGCCCTATACTCTCTACGCTGAAGCAGTCTCCTAGCTCTTGCCCCTGCATCCATTGCCTTCTTAGGCTCTTTCTTCTCTACTTTTTTACGGGTGCCTTCGCTTCCTCCGTTTTGATCTCAGGGTTGATTTCAATCTTATTCTTTACACCTGTCTCTTTGACATCAAGTTTAGGAGACTTGACTGCTTCCTCTACACTTTCATTCTTTGGTACACAGTTTGGTACAACTCTACCACCTTTCATCTTTGTGCCTACCTGCTTATGTGTCTTCCAACACTCACCTACCATGTCTTCAAAAGACTTCATAGGCATTTGATAATAATCAAACTCTTCTTTCTTACTACTGTTACCCCAGTTTTTAGCACCTACCTTACGACACTTGACTAAAGCACCTGATGCATATGCACTAGGCCACACACTATAACGTGACTTTACCTTATGGTAACATGCGTCCTTGGTACCACTACCCTTACCTTTCTTATCTGCTTCTAATACGACTTCCTCACCCATACCCTTTGTTTTGACACCACGTTTTTTCTTATGCATGTCGTGTCTCATGCTATTCATAAACTTACCCATAGAGGTTTTCATCTCTTTGGTATCAGGATCATAAGGTTTTGTCTGCTTACCAAATGCTCTTTCGTTTCTTCTCTTTCTCTTATTCTTAGGATCTACTGTGTCTATCTTTGCTTCTTCAACAGAACTAGGTGTTGTGTCCTCTGTATCATGCTCAATCACTTTACCATCGGCATCCTTTTGATGATGCTCAGCTACTTTTTTTTTATCCTCTACTTTCTTACCCATTGCTTTTTTGATAGCCTTATCTCTTGAACCCATATACTCTTGGGTACCAGTTTCTATCTTACCATCACCATCATAGTCCTTCTTTGCCATTTTTTCTTGCAAGTAAGGAGATCTAAGCTCTTCAAATGATTGTGCCCAAGGATTACTCATGTCTATCTGAAATCTTATCGTATATTATTTATTAGATTGATTTCCTCATCAATCATATCAGCGATTTTTACATGTGATTCTTTGGTAGGATGACCTGAGTATGGAATTACTAAACCAAGTTCAACTGCTTTTTTCCTTCTCTCATATTCATCACCCTCTGGTGTAAGTCTTGCCTCATTATCTTGAAGTAACATAGACAATAAATCACGTCGTGGTTTATTATTGAATAAAATCCTAGAATTTATATTTGTATAATTGTGATGATGATGTGTATCAATCCAATAATTTTCAATACCTAATGATTCAAAAAATAGATTCCAATGATCCATTTGATCACACAAAATTTTTGTCAGATTATCCTTATCAACATGATTTTGTATATGATCATGTACATTTACTTTTGCATGTTCTAATATATGATTGAACCCGTCGGTCTTGTCCCTTACATTTTTATCAAGACTATGTAAGTTATATTCATGGAGGTAAACTAAATTTACATAACCTTTATCACCTTTCTTTTTTCTCTTATTCATCCATACTTCGTGTCTAAAGAGAGTTGTTGTTGCCCATAATACTATTGTCCTTCTCTTTGGTTTAGATTTGAAGTATTCCATTGCATGCCTGAATTGTCTCATGTTACTACTAGCCATGCAAGCAAAATTTATATTTTTACATCCCCATTTCTCTGCTAATACTGTGCGATATGCATACTTATCACAAATTTCTTGGTTATTGAATATCTTTTTATACTCTTCTTTTGACATTCCATCCACATATCCAACTCCACAACCTTTTGTCCAAGAGTCACCAAAGGTGACTAAATCAAAGGTCATCTAGAAATCAACAGGCAGTATAAAATGCGATTCTGTTGCTTCAGATACCCAACATCTAAACATATTTTGTGCTTCATCTAAACATATCAAATGATTCGCACCTCTTCTTATAACCTTCCCCTCTCTACCCTTAGATTCTATCATTGTTCCCACCTTGAATATATCGCCAGCAATATATTGTTCTCTTATTGTTCTTTCCTCTGCAGGTATTACGTTGAGCATAACAAAGTTATATAACTCACCGTTCTGTTCGTATGCTAGTTTTGATATTGCTTCTGCTCTAGATTTTCTTACAACTATATTGATGGCATCAAAACCGTTTTCATATAATGACTGTAAGACATCGTATATTGTCTCTGCTGCTTGATCATCTACAATAGACTCACTGATCTGAGGATATTTCTCCTTGATTTCATCTATGTTTGACTCTCTACTTGGGAAAATATAAAAGAATCTATTCTTTGCTAACTCTTCTACAGTGCTGATTAGATTGTTTGATATTTCCTCATCGTCAAACTTATCAAATGCAATAGTCAAAGGTCCGTTGTCCTTTGCCTGACCAACTAATGATCTTTCGCCACCCTGTTGTGGTGCTGATGCTACTCTTCTGTCCTCAGGTTTTGGTGGTTGTAATCCTAAGTTCTTTACTATATCTTTTGCAAAGGTGCTACGACCTCTTTCTACTGTGCCAGTTCTATCTTGTCCTTCATCTTCTTTGGCAGCACCACCGCCACCAAACATTTTTAATTCACCACCAACAGTCTTTGCTTTTAGTTTACCAGTTCTATCGTACCAATCACCATGACCATCACCTACCAATCCTAATCGCTTTGCTTCTTGCGATGCTTTGGTAGTCCTTGCCTCTGTTATGAATGTTAGGAACTGCTTCACTTATCTGTTTGAAAATTTTGTTTTCGTTTTGTTTGATATAACGCAGACCTGCGTTTCTCATATGAATATATTTATCATCTGTTTCAGTGAACGCTACAAAGAAACGCATGAAGTCCTCCATCTCACGTTTCTGTAATTGTTTTCTTCTTGGAGAGATGGTATACATCTCTATGATTACATCTAGGAAATCATCCATTACCTATCGTCTTTTTTTCTATTCTCAGAGTAGAATTCAGAGAAGTGTCCGTCAGGATATCTCTTTTCTAGTTTCTTGATATTAGTATCTAGTACTTCGTCCATGTCTACTTCAAGTGCCATGCATGCTTGTGCAACGTACCACATGATATCACCTAGTTCTATCTTCAAGTGCTCAAGGTTGTCCTCGTTACATGGTTTGCCTTGAAATATCATCTTTTTGACGATCTCCATAAACTCACCAGACTCGGCACTAATGCCAACACTAGCAGTAAGAAGGCGTTGAATAGCAACATCACCACCAAGCTCTTGTAGACGATAGATAAATGCATCACTGTCCTTAGATTCTGTACTTGTAACTGAGTTTACAAAACGTGTGTAATTATTAAAATTTGAAGTCATCGAATTTTGCTTTTGATTCCTCTGATTTAGTATACTCAACTGTGTCACCATTGTCAAGGATGTCAGTCTGTGCTGACTGTTCGCAATCATACAATCTCATCTTGGCACGGTCAATACCAACAACAAATCTTTTGTTTATGGTAGGATCATTGTACCTATTTTTGAGTTGCTTGACCATTATTTGATCAAGTTCTTCCATATCTTCGGTGCTAACCAGAGCGAACATGAGATCAGCAGTAGCTGGCAGACCAAAGCTTTCTGAAGTGTCAGTAAGATTAGGGTCGCTACTAGCAAAGCCAGACCTTGTAGTCTGCGTTGCCGAGCAGATGGGGACAGACGCTTCGACTGCGAGACCCCTGAGTTCTTCTGCGATTGCTTTGACATATGAATAAGAATTTACATTTACTGCACTTCTATACCTTGATGAAGCACAAATGTTTAGATAATCTACAAATATTATATCAGGTACAAACGATTTCTTCAACTTCAACTCTTGCAACAATGCTCTGAAATGACCACAGTGTGCAGAAGCAGTAGGATATTCTTTGATAATCAATTTACCTGTTGTTTTTGCAGCAAGTTTATCAATCTTCTTATGAAATGTAGTCTGTGGTAGTTCTGCTATATCTCTGATGTTTGTGTTCAGTAAGTTTGCATCTATCCTCTCTGCAATCTTCTCCTCTGCCATCTCAAGAGTGATATACAGGACATTTTTACCCTGTACAAGACATGAACTAGCAACGTGGCACATGAATAGAGACTTACCAACACCAGTACCAGCGAGAGCGATATTGAGAGTCTTATCAGATAACCCACCTGACGTAATCTTGTTGAAATATTCGAGGTCAAAGGGTATTTTGTTTTCAATTTTGTGGTAGTAAGCATAACGATCCTCCGCATCGTCTATGTAATCATGACCAACATGTTGATCGAATCCGACTGCTAGTGCATCGGATAATATACTGGGAATTGCATCCCTATTCTTCTTATCATCTTGTCCATCAGCAATCTTGATGCTCTCCATCAATGCATTGTATATCGCTCTCTCTTTACACCATGCTTCAGTGGTATCATAGACCCATTCTTGCTCGTATTGTGTCTCTCCAAGTGCATCAATCAGTTGTTCTGTTGATTGAAACTCATCTTGTGTAAGATCTGTTCTCTTACCAACCTCAATCTGCAAGACCTCCTTGCTAGGTAGACTGTCATATGCTTTGAGAAATGTTGCTATCTCTTCAAAGACTATCTTGTCCGATCTATCCTCAAAATAATCCTCCTCTATGAATGGAATGACCTTCCTTGTGTATTCTTCATCATGAATTAGATTGTTGAGTATCGTTAGCGGTACTCTTTCACTCACCATAACTAAACTCTTTCTTAGATACCTCCTCTAGTGCTTGCATAATCTCATCATCAAAGTATTTTTCTGGGTTTGAGTATACTTCTTTAGCATACACCTTCTTACCTTTGATTTCATATCTATTTCCAACCTTCTTGACTATGCCATACTTCTCTGCAAGATCAAGTAAACCATAGTATTTGTCCAGACCACGTTCATCAAAAAATAATCGTATCTTGACTGCTTTATTCTCCTTACTCAACCTCGATTTGACAGTCTTTGCCGTGATAACATTTCCGATGACTTCCGTGCCATCCTTTTCTTTTGCCTTGCTGAGATAGATGATTGTACTCGCTGCATACTTGAGTCCAGAACCTCCCCCCATTTCTTTCGTTGGTACATAAGCTCCGATGACATCGTATGTATGATTTGTGACAATGAGTGGGACATTTGCTTGACCTAATTTGAGTGTGAGCATACGAAATGCACCTTTGACAAGTTGTGATTTAGTCATGTCTCTGACGTTCTTGTCCTCTAGTGCATCTTTGATTTCTTTTTCAGTAGAAAGCATGCCTAATGAGTCTAGCACGAACAGACATGGTGTTCTTTCTTCTGTTGGTTTATCCAAATATATGTCTAACGCTTTGAGTGCCTTGTTACGAAACTCTTCTACAGTGACAACCTCGATATGTCCGACCCTTTTTGTATCAATTCTTCTAGACTCAAGGAGTTCTCTATTGACTGCACTTTCAGTATCGAAATAGAGAACATAACCATTAGGATTATTGTCCAAAAAATTCTTGACAACTGCGAGGGAGAAGTAAGTTTTTCCAGTTGACGTTTCACCAGCAATAGCAGTAATGCGATTACTAGAAACACCGCCCAGAATAGACCCACTAACGAGTCCATTAAAAATGTACGATCCAGTGTCAATATATCTCTCAGTATCTGTCTTATCGGATGCGATTTTCGCATAGTCTGATCCAATCTCCTTTACAATTTCGTTCAATAAATCCATAATCAAATACCTAATAATTTACGTTGGCGTTCAAAATAACCATGTAGTATCCAAGAACTACTGTTCATTTTATCGGTGCCACCAATACCCCACTCAAACTTTACTCTATCATTGTTGACGAATTTGTCAAGTTCAGGTGTGTTTCCCTTGGCACGATCACCACCATTACAAAAGATGACCTGCTCTGCGATGTCAAGACACTTGTCTATTGCACCACAGGCAGAGTCATCAGCATCATCCCATGATATCACAGCGTCAACCATGTCGAGATGACGTATTATATCAGCACGTTCAGTCCATGACTGAAAGTATTGACCTTTCTTCCTCTTCAACCAAGG